ATCGGCACGTCCGAACGTCACGATGAGACCCTGACCATTCACAGTAAAATCTTGGTACGCGAGACCAAGGGCGGGCATTGTGGTACTTGAATCAGCTCGCGCCTTCCGAATAGAGAATGTATTGTTTCCAACCGTACCCGTCGCATACACAACGTCACCTTTATCAATGACCTCCTCTGCCATTGCGTAGAGGAATGTGTGGTCTTGAAGTTGGTTCGTCCAGTTGGAACCATCATACACAAGCATATCTTCATTGGCGAGTGCCTTTTCCCCTATGACAACATTTGCCAACTGATCCAACTTGACGCCAACATTTGACGTAAGATTTGTCTTGAGTGCAGTTGTTGCATTTGTAAGATTTAATACACCCGAAATACTGGTATTCCCAGTCGTGAGTACATTACCAGCAATTTCAATATCCTTTTGTGCGTACACATTTGCAGACACAGTAAGTTGATCCCCAATTGAAACATTTTGGGACACATATACGTTCCCAGATATGAGAAGGTCTCGGTGTCCCACAATATTTCCAGTTGTGTTAACATTCCCAGATACAAGGAGATCCTTATAGGCTATAACATTACCATCAATATATGTGTTACCTATAATTTCAATATCCTTACCGGCATACACATTCCCCGATATTGTCAACTCCTTAGTGATAGTCACGTTTTGGGAGACATATATATTCCCAGAGACGCTGAGATCTTTATAAGTTACGATATTACTATCGGCGTATACAGCACCCAAGACCTCAATATCTTTACCAGCATATATATTAGCAAATACGGTCAATTCTTCAGAAACTGAAACATTTTGGTAAACGAAAGCATTGCCACTAATTAGTATATCTTTTTGAGATACAACATTTCCATCAACATACACAGCACCTGTAACTTCAATATCTTTTTGTGCATACACATTTCCGGATATAGTGAGCTCCTCAGTCACACTCACATTCCCGGAGATGTAGGCATTGCCGGTGAGAGTGAAATCCTTATAGGCCACCACATTACCATCCACGTAGACGTTACCCACAACCTCAAGATCCTTGTTGGCGTAGACATTGTTGCTAATAGTGAGCTCCTCGGTAATAGAAACATTCCCAGAGACGTAAGCATTACCAGTGAGAGTGAAATCCTTGTAGGCCACCACATTACCATCCACGTAGACGTTACCCACAACCTCAAGATCCTTATCTGCGTAGACATTGTTGCTAATAGTGAGCTCCTCGGTAATAGAAACATTCCCGGAGATGTAGGCATTGCCAGTGAGAGTGAAATCCTTATAGGCCACCACATTACCATCCACGTAGACGTTACCCACAACCTCAAGATCCTTGTCAGCGTACACATTGTTGCTAATAGTGAGCTCCTCAGTCACACTCACATTCCCAGAGACGTAAGCATTACCAGTGAGAGTGAAATCCTTGTAGGCCACCACATTACCATCCACGTAGACGTTACCTACAACCTCAAGATCCTTGTCAGCGTACACATTGTTGCTAATAGTGAGCTCCTCGGTAATAGAAACATTCCCAGAGACATAAGCATTACCCGTGAGAGTGAAATCCTTATAGGCCACAACGTTACCACCCACGTAGACGTTCCCATCAACAAGAAGATCCTCGTGTGCGTAAATATTAGCGTCCACGTGGGTGAGACCATAGACGTGAACATTGATATCCTCATCCGTTTTGGGTACAAAGGTCTTATCCGTGGGGTTTGCGTCGGTGTAACCAATAGCAAATTCGCCAGTCTCCTCGCGATACCCAATGACAACATTTGACAACGCGTCTGGACGATGCATAAGGATACCCAAATCAAGGGTTGTATCCACAGATGTGTTATTTTGTCCAAGTTCAATGAGGGCATCCTTGATGGCTGTATTCTCTGTATAGATGATAGTCGTATCTCCATTAACTCTGAGATTTCCATCGACTACGAGATCACGTAAGATGGCAACATTGCCAGAAACAACCAAAACGTTTGAACCAAACTCGTCAATGTAGAGATTTGAACCAACACTCACGGTGTGTTGGGGTAATAAGTTTGATATACCAACATTTGAATCTGTGACAAAACTAGTGCCATTAAAATCCACACCCCCACCTACGAACTGAACAGTATTTGATGTTGCATTTGCACGATTTACGGCGAGGGAGAGGGTTGCACCACCGACGAGAGCATTTGCGGATTCGCCGGATTCTGTAATTTCCTTGGTAACTTTGTCATACATCAGAAGTACAACTTCTGGTGGTGTAAAATCAGGTCTGTTCCTGATAGGCGATAAATACACTGCGTTTTCATTTATTGCTGGAACCAGTGTATTACTCGCGTTGAAGACAATGGTATTTTCCGCCTGATCCGTGGAGTCAGGTACATTCTTACCAAACCGAATCTTGGTAGATCTCTCTACTGCGGGTAAGTTCTTGACCATTTAATATAGGGGGGTAAATTAATTTGCGTAGAGGAGCCCAGCCATCCCATTTTGTATACGAAGGATGTTGTAGTTAACGGCATAAATTGGGTCATTGATTGGTGTCCCCTCACTCATAATCTTGGCGGACTCAATACGACTAAAATTGAGAGTACCCGTTGGCTGGAGAGAACTCGTCATGAGGCAGAAACAGTAGAGGAAGAAGTCTGGAGATGTGACACAGTTTGTATGATAATAGCTCATCACATCAATGTAGTGTGGTTTCCCCCATCTATAGTTCCCAAGTTCAACCCCATTGATACTCAATTTCACCTTATTTGTTGGTGATGTGAGAGCGCCATTTGTGGTGGTATCGGAGGATGCGAGATACTTTACTGGGTGATTGAAGGTAAGATCTTGAACAGTTTCACCACTTGGGAGGTTCTTTTGTACTTGGGTGATGAGAAGATCGTGTGTACGCGTAGCGATGTTACCCCGCTCTTCATTGTCCAAGTAATAGTAGTTGGCATACATTTCAAAATTGTAGTTTGCCGCTTGGGAACCCCAGTGAATTCTCAATTCCACATTGTGATAGTTGAGGGCAACGAGTGGGAGTGCACACTGTGGTCCCTCACAAAAGAAGAAACGGAGGGGATAAAAGTAGGAACGTGCGTGAACCCCTGGGTGTGTACCGATGGCACTCCGAGATACATTTTGAGCAAAAGTATCAATCGCAATCTTTTCCGTAAATATGGAGTCCTGTGTATCAACTACTGAACCACCAATGAGCAACTCAATTTTATCGATGAGGAGATCCCACCGAGAAGTATCGAGGGCTTGGGTTGTGTCGTCAATTGTTAAGTAGATGTATCCCAAGAGATCACCCGATCTCTCAATTTGGACACTTGACATTGAATGATTTTTCACATCTCCGCGTATTGTCTGCTTCTCTACGGATTGTGAAAAATTAGAGTGTCGTTTGAAGGTTGAACTAAAAAACGATATCTCTGGGTTGCCCATAATGAACTCATCCTGAGCACCAATCGCTACAAGTTGAACAATACCCGAAGACATGGTATACTACTCTAAAGGGAGAAAATTACAAGTTTGGTTTTCTACACACAAATCTAAATACTAAAAAGTTTGCGCCATCGTCGGTTGAGTTTTTAATCGTGTTGCCATTTTGGTCACGAATGGTCACACTGAGACGATCAATGCGTCTAATTGGATCGATGTATTGACTTACAATTGGATAGTGATCCTTGAATGTGATGAGTGAGTTACCGGCGGCATGGGTGGCACTTTCGGTTATGAGACTCGCGAAAGAACCTCGGAGCATACTCAAGTGCCCCTGCCCAGTCAAAACATTTGAGGCTCTGTCGTTAAAGATGGTATCCAATTCTTGCACAGAAACATAGCAATGCTCGGTCACAACATTTGAGTGAATGTGGGCAGCCAAAAGTCTCGCCTGAACCACATTTTTGAGGGGTTGCTGAAGGTGGCACGTAAAAGTATTCGCACTGGCTTGACCAATTGTGTCAATAGTTATGGTGTGATACTCGTAGTCAAGATCTGGGATAGTCTGGGACGAAGTCACCAAAGCCATTTAGTATTAGCTTAGATTAAAGATCCGCCAATTCCATCCTCAATCTCGTAGTTCGCGTAATCGCTGACCAATTCTCTGGCACCACAGAGGCCACCTGGAGTCAAGGCCTTACTGTACGTGCTCCCATCCTTGTACCCCGCCGCGCATTCCACCTTATTCTCAAGGTCAAAGAGGGACTTCTCACTGATTGCCTTGATAGTGATTGGTCTGGGTTGGTACTTACTGACACTCTTCATCGCGCCGAGCACAAAGATCAAAGCGATCAAGACCATGATGGACATGATCGCATTTCGGTTAGCACGGTTGAGGTTAAACATTTATAATGTATACATATATTTTTTCTAAAGTGCGTTAAAGATTATTGAATAGTTTCCTATTAGAGAGTAGATGGACGAAGAAATTGTCTTAGATCGTGGGAGTACCACTGTGATGAAACTTGATGCCGACGAACAGGCCCTGATGGATGAAATTGAGATCTCAACGTCGCGTCCTCAGCCTGCGCGACGACCCCAACAATCTCAAGTGCGACGCCCCCCACCACAACAATACCAAGAACCTATGGACGCCTTTGTGAATCCAAATAAACAATCAGCCCCAGCAGCGCCCCAAGAAGATGAAGAAATTGACTATGGTGAAGATGAACCCATGTTTTTTGATGACGAGGGACCGGGTCCACAAGAGGAGCAACCCTCCAAGGGATACAGTTCCATAGACGAAGAGAAGAGTGACCTCGTGAACAAGTTGGGTCGCCTTGAGAAGAAGGGCTTCGCTGTGAACAAGAGACTCAACGCCTACTCCAATGTTGAAGACCTTCGCACAGAAGTCAAGCGAATTACCTACAGTATTGATGTTGAACAATCCATACGCTTCTCTCGGCGTATGTTGGTGGCCTGTGTGACTGGCTTGGAGTTTCTCAACAAGCGATACAACCCCTTCGAGATCCAATTGGAGGGTTGGTCTGAGTCGGTTATGGAGAATGTGGATGACTATGATACAGTCTTTGAAGAGCTGTATGTGAAGTACCGTTCCAAGGTCAATGTTGCCCCAGAGGTGAAGCTCATTATGATGTTGGGTGGTTCAGCGATGATGTTCCACTTGACAAACTCAATGTTTAAGAGCGCCCTCCCCAATATGAATGATGTCCTCAAACAAAACCCAGACCTCGTGAAGAATATGATGGCTGCTGTTCAAAATACAACACGAGCACCATCGGGTCCAGCGGATATGGCTCCGGTGGGTGGTACTGGGCAATATGAGATGCAAGGCCCGGGTATTGATATCTCCAGCCTCATGGGTGGTATTATGATGCCCCCACCACCACCAATGAATACCACGCCTATCCCAGTGTCTGAACAAGATGACGACGACGTCTCCGATATTGTTTCAATTTCAGGCGAGTCCACTGGGGGTGAAGTAAAGGAGGTCAACGTTGATGGTTCCAAGTCAAAGCGTGGCCGAAAAAAGAAGAAGACTGAAATTAATCTCTAAGTACAGTATAAATGATAGGCTACTGTCCATTGGAGGAAGTTGAACCTCCCGTCAGACAACAGCAAGTTGTTGTCACACCCAAGGCTGAACCCAAGCCCGAGGTTGGCCCCGAGGAAACCGAATGTAATTACGTCGTCATGGCTTTCATTGTCGGCGTTCTATTCTTAGCCGTCTCTGATTCCATCAGGGCGTAAATTAAAATTTAATTCTACCAGTGGGTCTCCCCCATATGGTAAAATTAATACGTAAAAGCTACTATTTCTGTCTGACCCCCCGTGCCACCGTCCAAGTCAACTTCGGCTGAAAGATCACGTGTGATTTTTTGTAGCACACCGCCACACGCACTCACCAGTTCTACGAATATATCGTACGCATAAATTCTCGTACCATCCACGTTGTATGGTGTTATGCTTATACCACGAATACCAGTTGTTACAGTTGGACTCCAAGGATAGCTATTTGTGCCACCAAATATATTCTTTGTCCCCACGGCTATGTCAACCGTAGATGCACTCCCATCCCCAGTACCACCTTGAATTTCAAGAATCATTGTATTGAGATCTTTCACAGTTGAACCATCTGTTCTTCTTAAAATTGCTGTAACCTTTGCATAGAATGCACCTGTACCAAACATAAGCTGAACATTCTTAGCAGCACCTTCACCGACCGAGAATGTTTTGGAGTATGTCTTTCTTGAAACTTCTAATGAGTTCGTTATAATACCACCACCAACCTCAAGATCCGTAGATGCAGTATCTCCACCTAAACCAATAGCAACCTGATTACCAAGATCAATATTACCACCTACAGCAACATCACCCATGATTTCAAGATCACTATTTATAATCGTTGTTTTTGAACTTGTGATTGGATTTATATAGACATTACCAGTTGTATCTGAATAAATATTGGCAGAGCCCGCAGTTGTCGTAAACTCTATGATTGCGTTTGACGAAGAACTTTGTACTCGTTGAATACCATCATAGATATGGAACTTTGTAGCTGGACTATGTGTACCAATACCCACATTACTTGAATGTATGAGATGAATACAGTTTGTTTGAGTACTGTTATTGGCAATACCCATGACAAGACCAGTTGTACTATTATCGGTATTGCTGAATCCTCTCACGTAGCCACCTTCACCATCACCAGTATACAACAACACCCCGGTCTCTTTATTTTCACCCGAACTCTCAAGTCTCAAAAGATCCACATTACCTGGGGTTGTATCATATACATGTATATTTGAAGTTGGCGTCGTTGTACCCATACCAAGTTTCCCGTCTACATCAAACCGAGCAAACTCATCATCGGCACTATCATCAATTTCATGAGCAAATAACAAAGGACGACGCTCGGAACCATTCAAAAGACATCTAATAATATTACGACTTGAACCCCCAGTGGTTGTAGAGAATTCAAAACCGGTTAATGAAAATGAACCACCACCTGCAAATTCAACATCGCCATTGACAACTAATTTAGTATTAGCACGTCTACTATTGGCATCCGAACGCTGACCACCAACAACCACGATACCGTTATCACAAATAACAAGAGGTTTGTCAGTCTGACCATCCATATCCTCTAAAATATTATAAAGGGTATCACCCGAAGATGTATATGTTTGGAATACGTGCTCACCTGCGATGTGACGGATTCTATCGGGTCCTGTATCAACTGACGAAGCTTCATTACCTTTAAAGATGAGTAACTCATTTCTAGTGTAATCATCGTTGTATCTTCGCTCAATAATGTGGGTATTGCCAAATTCATCACCGGTGAGACCCCCAAATGTAAGTTGATGCCCAATCACGACATTGCCGGCGACTTCAAGGGCACCACGTGGAACATCTGTACCTATGCCAACATCCCGAGAAGTTCCATCGATGAATAGTCCTACATCCTGAGATTCGCTCACTCTATCTACATTCCGTGTAATTCTAAAATCACGGGTACCGGTGACACCTACAGACCATCCACGTGGGTTGGCATCATCCTCTGATTGAATGTATGATGTAAAAGCATTACCCGCGAGTACATCAGTTTGGGCAGCGATAATTGCGTCTCCCGCTGTCCCTGGTGTGAGTGCGTGATTGTGTACCATGAGACTATTTTGTCTGGCATTTCCGATACCAGCACTTACCACTTCCAAATACGCCTCGGGTCGTGTTGATCCGATACCAACTCTACCATCACTTCGTAAAGTGAGGATATCAATTTCATCGCTATAGTCTTCATCTGCGAGATAGATATCTAATCGTGTTCTGGATACCCCAGATTCTGCGTTGTGTTTTCCAAGTTTAAATGTAGCCCTCGCACCATAACTACTCTCAGGCCCCTCGCGGCACAGGTGCATGACCGCGGCGTCATCGTCCACACTGTCAATCACATCAGTATTTGTGACCACAAGGGGTGTTCCCAAATGGTTAAAACTATTTCTATTGACAACTTGATTATTTATGAACACTGTACCACCAGAAGTATGAAGTCGTCCCTCGGGTGCGGCCACACCTATACCCACATTACTCGTCTCAAGGATAGTCATCTTTGGTGTGCCCATCGTGGGTGTCGTACTCGCATAAAAGTTGAGACCCTTCCCCGTACCCACAATGTTCTCAACCCGATTTTCCCCATTTAGAACACTCGTATATGTGCGCATAGCAATGTTCCCTGTAGACCCCCAGATGTTACCAGTCGCCACAGTATTACTTCCAATCACATAAACATTACCGGCGACTGTAAGTCTCTCTGTGGGGTTGGTGTTTGCGATACCAACTTTACCATCCGATGTAATTCGCACCCGCTCGGTATTCTTTGTTTTGAATCTTATATTTTGATGTGTATTTGATGTACTCGCGCCATAGACCTCAATGGAGCTTACATTTGACGCAGTTGGGCCGGATTTAAGTATGAGTACATTTGATGTACTGTCACCACCGAATCTATCCGCGTGTACAACCAAGTTTGAACTTGAAAAGACCATCTCTGTAGAGAGATTTGTTGTCGCGGTATTACCCAAAATTCTGAGAGTATTTATAGCTGTCGTATTTGCAAATATTTTAGCACCCACAGAGAGTGTATCTGTGGGGTTCAGATTTGAAATACCAGATGGAGCTGTACCAGTAGTGCGTAGCGCACTCATTTGAACATTACCAGAAATCGTTACTGGACTCGCAGCTGTTGCATCTAATACGAGTAAATTACCTGCTCGTAGACCCGTTGATCCAAGTATGAGACCCTTGGCATACACATTACCATTTGCGTACACAACATTTGAATGTGTATCATCGATAAAGACATTTGAACCTACACAGAGATCGTGTGTTGGGAATGTGTTTGCGGCACCAATGTTATTTGATGTATAGATGTCACCATACACGTGGACATTTACTAACTTCGTATCATCCACATTAATTGTATCGGCGTTATATCCTCCGTATGCATCTGTATGGAAAAAGGCCATCTCCCGACCCCTATCACCTGCGACAAAACCGAGGGCTACATTTGAATATCCGGCACCGGGTGTCATCACGATTGCCGTTTCTCGCGATAATACATCATTTCCAAATCCAGAGTGAATCACTACATTAGCGACCCTCAAGTCTTGTGTAGCTATATAAGTTGCAGTTTCTGTGACTGTAATATTACCTGTCACCAAGATGTTACCCACAAGGTTATAGTACCCTTCTTGGTGCACATTACCCTTTAACATCATCACATTAGATCCATGATCAAATATACCAACATTGCTTCCAGCATACAGATTTGATCCTTTGACGCCACCCACGATCGTCAAAACATTTGAGCTTAACTCTTGAATAATAAGATTTGACCCGGATGTGGTAAGACTATCTGATACAATGACATTAGTCGCAACTAAGTTACCACTGACTGTCATGAGATCACGACCCGTCAAATCAATGGCTACTTTTGTTGATCCACCACTATCAACCTGAAAAGCCTTTGTTGGGTTCGTTGTCCCAATGGCAAGCTGATTTTCAACGAAGAAACGCTCCGCCTTACCACGCCCCTTGAGGTCAAGCACGATTGTATCCGTCTCATCTACAAAAAACTTGTCCCCCACGGATAAAGACTTTGTTGGTGTCGTATTCGCTATACCAAGGCGCCCTTTTGTACCCAAGTCATCAACAAGCAGAAGTTCATTCGCTTCAACTTCTTTCGTCAAAATACTCTTGACACCCGTAAGAGTTTCTTGTTCAACGGGTTCTGCGTCAAGATTTGCCACATAAATCTGTTCGAATCTTGCGGTTCTTCCCATTTATACATTAGTTGCCGAATAAAATTCCAGCCAAACCATCCTTGATCCTGAGTACATTATAGTTTAGGGCGAATACACTGATGTCATCTTGATCTCCTCTAAAGTTACCCTTTTCAACACCACGAAGTATCAGTTTTGCGTTATCAAGTCTACTGAAATTACATGTTCCCGACGGATTGTAGTCTGATGCATTTAGTCCAAAGTGATACACAAAGTATCTCGTATACATAAGATCCTCGGAGTCTACACGGAAATCTGTCTTACCATATTTTGATTTATAATAGTTCTGAACCGTGTGGAAATATGTTGGGCTCATATTTTCGAGGAGGGGTGTTCCATTTATATGGATGTCCGCATTTCTGAATGTAAAACGATCATTTGTAGGATCAAGATTTGTGGCGGAATATCCAAAAAATATAGACTTCACCGGGTGATTAAAAGTTCCTATGTCCAAATCATTATATCCACCAGTCTCGATTGTATTGTCAACAACATTTGAGAGTGGAAATTCAATCCTTTGAGTTTGTGTAATAATCAGATCCATCTGTCTCTTGACGAGGGATTCTCTCTCATCCTTGTCCAAGTATATATAGTTTCCATACACATTGATTCTCTTTTGTGACTCTCCATATCCCACGAGACTTGTCTCGTCAAAATTGATCCTCACTTCAACCTGATGATGTGCCAGGGAGACTAGGGGTAAAAATGCTCCGTGATCGCAAAAGAAAAAGTGAAGTGGTTGGAAGTTACGATTTGAAATACTTGTCTTATTTGTAAGTTCTTCCTGCTTTGACCAACTGTCTGCCAAATAGTTTGGCCAGATATCAGCATAATAATCATAGTGCTGGGAATCTATCTTCTGACCCCCTATATAAAGATCAATCGTTGAGTTGTATAATAGGTTCGATGAAACATTTGAGTTTTTATCAAGCCCCTCAAACCAAAGACAATTTATGAGATCACCCAAAACTGGGACAGTAAAAACCGGATCTCTGTCAGTGATAGTCTTAATAAGTTTTGGGGCTTGGGAAAAGTTTGTATGTCTCGTAAACTTCATACGAAAGAATGAATGACCTTCATCGCTATTTATATACATATCTTGTGCACCTTTGGAGACAAGTTGAATTAATGCACCAGACATTTAATTTATGATCAGATTATAAAAATAGACACTTTCCCTGAGGGAAGTCATCTTTCTTTTCTTCTTCGGTAACCTTGCCGTGGATCTTGAAACCACCCTGGCGGTATACCTTCATTCGCTTGTAGTACATCGCTGTAAAGAGAGACCAGGGGTCGTGAATGTCATAGATGTGTGGGTTGTTCTTCTTCCCCTTGGTCTCCCTCATAATACGACCAATGCTTTGAGTTATATCTGACTTGGGTGACGCCAATATGACCGTATCAAGAGTTGGAATGTCAAGGCCTTCGTGGGCTTGTGAAAAGGTTGCGAAGATAATCTTCTTTTGTGAAGATGCCTGGAGGTCTGCCTCCTTCATACCACCCATATAGAGCCCAGATGTCTTGGGAAAGCATTGGTGAAGCATCTCACAATGCCATCTACGGTCACTGAGGACAAGGAGTTGCCGTGTCCCTGCCGAAGCCTTCTTGACAAGTTCCACAAGCATTTGATTTCTCTTCCTATCCTCAACAACTTCTGTAATCATATTGGGCATCGAGACTTTACCATTTCTCATTGAGGGTGGTGGATTTCTATAATTAAATGATTCATACGTCACTGTGAATACCTCCACCTGCTCCTGGTTTTTTCTCTCTACTGCGAAGAAGGTGGGTCCCATAAACCAATGAAGGACTTTGGTGAGACCATCTTTCCTTTCAGGTGTCGCCGAGAGACCAAAGATATGCTTGGGGCACATCTTGAAGAGGGATTGACTGAACACCTTCGCACATATGTGATGGGCTTCGTCTACGATGAGAGTTCCAATGGAATCAAAGTCACTGAATGAGTACTCCTTGAGGGAGAGTGATTGAAGCATCGCAATGACAAAGTCACACTCAATTTCCTTCTTATTTTGTTGAACCACACCTATGGTAGCTCCCGGACAAAACTGTTGAATTCTCTCCCTCCACTGATCTGCCAAGAACTGTTTATGGACAACAATCATTGTACGATACCCCAACTTACACGCTATCGCCAAGGATACGGTGGTCTTCCCGTAGCCACACGGGAGACTAAGTACCCCGTGACCTGCCTTAA